AAAGCAACGATTAAAGATGCACAACGTCAAATTGACCTAAAAGTAAAAATCGCTACGCGTGCGTTAGATAATGATGAGTTGGAGAAAGCAGAACAACTTGAACAGGAAATTGCAGAATTACGCAAAAAAATTCAAGAAAAAGAAGAAGAATTATCTAAAATTAAAGAAGATGATGATAATAAAAGTAACGAAGGAAATACAGAACCAAGTCAAACTGAAGGTAATGTGAATGTACGTTCAATGGGTAAATATGGTAATGTTTTCGATTTAGCTATTCCTGGGCAACAAACACAAGTAACTTCACAAGAAGTTAGGGAATTCCAAAATTATCTTGAAACTCGAGATGACATTCAAGGTGGATCATTAAAAACAGATTCTGGTTTCGTTGTCATTCCAGAAGAAATTGTGACTGATATTTTAAAACTTAAAGAAGTTGAATTTAACTTAGATAAATATGTAACAGTTAAGAAAGTTAATAATGGTTCTGGAAAATATCCAGTTGTACGACAATCAGAAGTTGCAGCGTTACCAGAAGTTGAAGAACTTGCTGAAAATCCTGAGTTAGCAGTTAAGCCATTCTTCCAACTGGCATATGACATCAAAACACGCCGTGGTTATTTCCGAATTTCACGTGAAGCAATTGAAGATGCGAAAGTCAATGTGCTACAAGAATTAAAATTATGGATGGCTCGTACGATTGCGGCAACACGAAACCAAGCTATTATTGATGTAATCCAGAATGGAGGACCAGGAGAAAATGGAGACAGTACAAAATTACGTTCTGTTGAGGCTGCAGGTATCGATGGCTTAAAAGATGCAATTAATTTAAATGTGAAACCTAACTATGAACATAATGTGGCGATTGTATCACAAACATTGTTTGCTAAGTTAGACAAGTTGAAAGACAAAAATGGTAATTACTTAATTCAACCGGATGTTAAAGAGAAAACACAACAACGTTTGTTAGGTGCTAAAGTAGAGATTTTACCTGATGAAATGTTAGGAGATTCTGGAGCGGAAACGTTAATTATTGGTAACTTAAAAGATGCTATTGTGTTATTTGACCGTTCACAGTATCAAGCTCAATGGACAGACTATATGCACTTCGGGGAGTGCTTAATGGTTGCTGTACGTCAAGATTGCCGTATTTTAGATTATAAAGCAGCAGTGGTTGTTAACTTTAAAGATGAAGCAACTGAAGAAGTACAAACTTTATAAGGAGGAATAGAACATGGCTAAATATAAAGTGAATCAAGCATATATTGATAAAGAATTAAAACGTACCTTGCAAAAGGGTGAAGAAGTAGAAATGACTGTGAAACGTGCAAATGAAGTTAACAAAAATGGCAAACCTAAAAATGGTATGTTAACTAGAATTGATGACTAGAGGTGAAGTGTGGTGGACTTAACACTTTTAAAAAAGCATTGTAAAATCGACCACAATTCTGAAGATGACTTGCTCGAAGAATACTACAATTGGGCGAAATACGATATAGCTAATGCAGTTACAGATGATATAGAGTGGTTGGAGGAACATCCGTTATATAGAGCGGCTGTTTATCTTTTGACTGCTTATTATTTTGAAAATCGTATTGCTTTTGAAGAACGAGATTTGAATTATGCGCCACATATGGTTCTAAGTGTAGTTCATAAGTTGAGGGATGCATATGAAATTCAATTCAAATAGATTAAACGAGCGGGTTACTTTTTGTGAAGACATAAGTAAATCTATTAACGGCTTACCACAAAAACCTGTTCCACAAGAATTATATAGTTGTTATGCAGCCATTCAAGACGCGAGAGAATCAGACATACAAACAAGTATCAATACAGGATCTAAATTTATTAAAACTATTATCATTAGAGACCCTCGTGGTGAATATAAGCCAAATAACAAGCACTATGTGTTACATGAAGATGAAAGGTATGACATTATTTATGTAAAGAAGGATTATCAAGATAAAGCTTTCATTCGAGTATATTGTGAGGTTATTTTATAATGCCTGCTAAAATTGAAAAAAATGACATTGAGCAAGGTCTTGTTAGAAAGCAGCTTGAATTTAATGCTAAGCAAAATCAAGTGTTAAGAGAAGCAGCTCAAGCGTTAGTACCTGAATTAGCTAGAACCACTCCTGTCAGTGATAGAAAAAAACATGCAAAGAGTCACGTAACTATTTCTAATGTAAGGACTGATAAAAACAGTTATGAAAAGTACATTGTTGTAGGTTACGAAAAAGGTTATTCACATCGTATACACGCAACAGAGTTTGGAACCATGTATCAACGTCCGCAATTATGGATTACTAAGACAGAGAAAAACAATAGACAACTCGTTTATCGAAAGATGTTAAGTGCCATGAAGAAGGTGATTAAATGAGTATAACCGAATTAATCTATAATGAAATCATTAAAGATGAGCGGATTACTATAAAAGATAATGTTTTTAGGTATGTAGTACCTCAAAACTTTCATACACAGACTAGTAAACCGATTGTTAGGATATTTCCTTTGCCTTTTAATCCTGAAGAATATGCTGACAATGAAGAAATGACTAGAGAATACGATATTCAAGTAGATATTTGGTGGTCTGAAAATGAGCCAAGCGAGCAAGCTGAACGAATTGCAAAAAGATTAAAGGAATTAGATTTTAAATCATATTATAGAGAACCCTTGTACGAAGTAGAAACAATGACGTTTCGTGAAATAATTCGTGCAAATGGTTCTCTTTTTATTTAGGAGGAAATTTTATGGAAAAATTAAAGTTAAATTTACAGCATTTTGCAGAAAAGGATACAGGAGTTTCCGGTATTGCAATTGGTGTTACAAATTTCTATTGGGCGCCTATTGTTAAAGATACAAGTGAAAACTGGGAAGTAAAACCAGGTTCTCGTACACGTTTCTTGAAAGAAATCGAAGTTGACCGACCACAAGAAGTGGAAGAAGAATATGGAGATAATATGGTTGCAGCAACTGCTGTTTCTAACGGTAAATTATCAGTTAAAACAACTTTCGTTTCCATCCCTGCAGATCAAAAAGCTTTCTTATCCGGTGCTAAAAAAGGTGACGGAGGATATAAATACGGAGCGAATGATATTCCACCAGATGTAGCGGTAGTATTCGAGCGTACAAACCATGATGGCTCATCTGAATGGGTGGGACTATTTAAAGGTAAATTTACGCGTCCATCATTATCAGGGCATTCAAAACAAGATAAGGTTGAATTCCAAAATGATGAAGTTGAAGGTTCATTTGTAGACCGTTTATATGATGAATCATCGCATGTGACTGGTTATGATGATAAAGGTTCTACAAAAGGTCGCGACTATGTTTTCTTAGAAACATTCGGAAAAACTTATGAAGATTTTATCAACTCATTAGCACCAAGTGAAAGTGAAACAGTTGTTAAGTCAATGAAAGATAGCACATCACCAGAGGACTCAGAAGAATTACAATCACTATAAAACTTTAAGAGGGGAATTCCCCTCTTTTTTTAATGAAAAATTTAAAATCAGAAAGAAGGAATATAATTATGACAAGAGCATCAATTGAACTTATTACAGGATATACAAAAACAGGTAAACCACAGACTAAAAAATACTTAGCAAAGCCGATGATGTCACTTTTTGACACAATTCAAGGTTCAAAGTTATCTACAAAACTAACAAAAACATTTAAACAACCGGATTTTGAAGATTTAACACAAGAGGAATTTGAAAAGTTGAGTGAAACAGAACAAAAAGAATATCAAGCTAAAGTTGAAGAGTATCAAGAATTGGTTTCAGAACAATTTGAAGTTTTAGATGAAGTTACAGCATTTGTAGCAGAAGGATTTGATAACCAATTCACATCAGAGGAGTTGCAAAAAGGTATTCCAGCAGGCGCTGAAGGTCTTAGTACTTTAGTTACTGTTTTAGAAACACTTATTTCAGGAGATTTAGACGATACAAAAAAGTTCGTGACAGAGAAGAAGAAATAAACCCTGAAGATTTAACTCCTGAAGGCAGATATAACAACTATATGAAGCTTGCAAAAAAGTTGATTGAAGATGGTATGGATGCTGAAAAAGTAGCAAATATGCCTATTCATTTCTTTTTAGAAATTGTAAGCAGCAAAGTGGAAAGCAAGAAAAAAGCAAAAAGCTTTGCAGATATTTTTTAAAGAAAGGAGGTTAGTGTATGGGGAACCCAATAGGTAATATGGTCATAAGAGTTGATTTAGATGGCTCAGGTTTTAATAAAGGAATGGCCGGATTAAATCGACAAATGCGCATGGTATCTCGTGAAATGAGTGCTAATTTATCAAAATTTGGTCGTTATGATCAATCTCTTGAAAAATCTAAAGTTAAAGTAGAGGGGTTAACTAAAAAACAGCGTGTACAAGCTCAAAAAGTAAAAGAGTTAAAACAAGAATATGACAAATTATCTAAAGAAACTGGGGAAAATAGCGCGAAAACTCAAGCAGCAGCTGCAAAGTATAATGAAGCATACGCCGAATTAAATAAGTATGAAAGAGAACTGAAAGAAGCAACTGAAAAATTGAGAGCTCTTGAACGACAACAACAAGCTATGAATACTACTATGGGAAAGATAGGTAGTAAGTTCTCTGAAATAGGACCTAAATTCCAAGAAATAGGTCAAAAAATGCAATCTGTAGGACGTAGCATGTCTATGTATGTTACTGCTCCTATTGTTGCAGGTTTTGGTGCTGCTGCTAAAAAGAGTATTGATTTTGATGATTCAATGCGAAAAGTGAAGGCTACATCTGGTGCTACTGGTTCAGAATTCCAACAATTAAGAGATAAAGCCCTTGAAATGGGAGCTAAAACTAAATTTAGTGCATCTGAATCAGCAGAAGCTCTTAACTATATGGCCTTAGCCGGCTGGGATACCAAAGATATGTTAGGCGGTATCGATGGTGTTATGCAATTAGCTGCTGCCTCTGGGGAAGATTTAGGACAAGTGAGTGATATCGTTACTGACTCGTTAACAGCATTTGGTATGAAAGCTAAAGATAGTGGACGATTTGCAGATGTATTAGCACAGACAAGTTCTAAAGCTAATGCCGATGTACGTGGTTTAGGTGAAGCGTTCAAATATGCTGCTCCAGTTGCAGGCGCATTGGGATATACTGTGGAAGATACATCTATAGCTATCGGTTTAATGTCCAATGCTGGGATTAAAGGTGAAAAAGCCGGTACAGCATTACGTACCATGTTTACAAACTTAGCTAAACCAACAAAAGCTATGCAAAACAAGATGGAAGAGTTAGGTATATCTATTACTGATAGTAACGGTAAGATGCTTCCTATGCGTGATGTAATGGATCAGTTGCGTGATAGGTTCAAAAACTTATCAAAAGACCAACAAGCAAGCGCAGCTGCAACTATCTTTGGTAAAGAAGCAATGAGTGGTGCATTGGCTGTTATTAATGCTTCAGATGAGGACTACAAAAAGTTGACTAAGTCTATTGATAATTCAACAGGTGCAGCTAAACGAATGTCGGATGAAATGGAAGGCGGAATTGGTGGTTCAATCCGTCAAATGAAATCCGCTTTAGAATCTTTAGCTATAAGTATCGGAGATGTGTTAGCACCTCACATTAAAAGAGCGGCAGAAACTTTAGGTAATTTAGCGCAAAAGTTGTCAGATTCTCCTGGTTGGGTTAAGACTGCAATAGTAAGTGTTGGTTTATTTGCTGCAGCATTAGGACCAGCTATTCTTGTTACAGGGATGTTTACATCTGCAATAGGTAGCATTATGACTACTTTAGGTCCTGTGATGACAGGCATAGCTAAAGCTGGTGGAGTAATGAATTTCTTAGGAAACAAAGCGCCGTTTGCTGCTAAAGGCTTGACTTTAGTAGGTGGAGCTTTTAAATTCATGCTTGGTCCAGTAGGTTTAGCAATTGCAGCAATAGTAGCAATCGGTACAGCATTTGTAATTGCTTATAAAAAATCTGAAACATTCAGAAATATAGTTCACTCTGTAATAGATCCAGTGATGAATGGCCTAAAAAAGATGTGGGATGTTGCTAACCAAATATTTAATGCTTTAGGAAGTTTATTATCTGGTAAAACATTACCAACAGTGGATTTATTATCCAAGATTATGCCTAAAGAAACTGCTAGAAAAGTGACCGTTACTTTAATGCAAATTAGACAAGTATTTATAGACGCTTTTAAAGGTATTTGGTCATATATACAAGAAATAGGTAAGAAGTTATCTGATTTTTGGAAGGAAAATGGAGATACTATCATCCAAGCATTAGCCAATATTTGGAGTGTCACATCGACTGTCTTTATAGAGATTAAGAACTTTTTATGGCCTATTTTACAAGAGTTAGGCGGTCTTGTTCAAACTTTATTTATGAATGTTATAGTTCCAATTATCAAAATAGCAATGGGAATTATATGGAATGTAATGAAGTTTTTATGGCCACTAATCAAGATATTAATCGTTGATACTTGGAATAATATCAAAAATATTATCAATGGATCTTTGGATATCATTTTAGGTATTGTTAAGATATTCAGCGGACTATTTACTGGCCAATGGAAGCAAGTTTGGAATGGTGTTAAACAAGTATTCAGTGGTGCATTAACGCTTATATGGAACCTTATTCAACTTTGGTTCATCGGTAAAATACTTAAAGTAGTTAAGATATTCAGCGGACTATTCAAAGGTGTTATAAGTTCTGCTTTTAAACATATCAGAAGTGTAATAAGTACAGTACTGAAGTTTATTTGGTCTATTATCAGCACGATTTTCAAACGGATATTAAGTATCACTAAAACGATATTTGGTGCCGTGGCAAAATTCATTAAGCATATATGGAATGGTATAAAAAATGCCATCGTTGGAGCAGTTAAATTTATTTATAACGGAGTTAAACGTTACTTTACCGCAGTTGAAAATACAGTGAACAAAATATTTACTGCTGTAAAAAGTTTTGTCGTCAAAACATGGTTGAATATCAAAAACACCGTTGTAAAATATGCTAAAAGCTTATGGACTGGCGTACGTAATACATTTAACTCTTTATCCAAAGGTGTTCGTAATATTTTTAGTCGCTTACGCAGATGGTTAGCAGATACTTGGAGAAATATTAAAAACACAGTAACTAGATACGCCTCTCAGTTATGGGCATCAGTCAAGAAGACTTTTAATAATTTATACAACGGTACTCGTGATATAACTAATAATGTTAAGAGAAAAGTAACAGGTATCTGGCAAGGAATAAAGAAATCTGTAACTGGTATTGCTAGTGCGTTATGGAGTTCTGTTAAGAAGACCTTTACAAACATGCGTGATGGATTAGCTAATATCATTGGTAAAATTAAAGATCATATCGGCGGCATGGTAAGTGCTATCAAAAAAGGTTTGAATGGTCTTATCAAGGGCTTAAACTGGGTAGGTTCTAAGTTGAGCTTGCCTAAAATACCTAAATTATCAACTGGTACACAAAGAATTAATCGCCACGTTAGAACAACATCTGATGGTCGATTAAAAGATGGCACTATGGCTATTGTGGGTGATAGAGGACCGGGTAACGGAAAAGGTAAAGACGGTCGTCGTGAATTAATACAGTATCCTAATGGACGAATGGCTATGACGCCAGCAAAAGATACAATGACATGGTTGCCAAAAAATTCAAGAGTAATAAGTGGTAGCATGAGACAACGTTATGAAGAGGCAGAAGGTGCAGGTATGGCGCCTAGATTTAATTTAGGTACGATTCCTAGACTTAGTACAGGTACTTGGTTTGGCAACGCTAAAGATTGGGTTGGAGATAAACTGAAAGGTGCCGGTAAAGTTGTTGGCAATAGTGCAAAATGGCTCTCTGAAAAAATCGGAGATGTTATGGACTACATGGACGAACCAGGAAAATTACTTAACAAAGTGCTTTCCATGATGGGTATTGACTTTAGTTCTCTTACAAAAGGTATGGGTATCGTTGGAGATATTACACGTGCTGCATGGAAAAAAATAAAAAAAGGAGCACTAGATTGGATTAAAGGTGGGTTTGAGGCTCAAGCAGGAGATGGATCTGTGTTTGAAGGATATGGAATTCTACAAAAATATTCTGCTCCGCCATATCCGCCGAATCCTAATTATCCTTTCAATGGCGGAGTCCATCACGGTGTCGATTATGACATGCCTGTTGGTACGCCTGTGCGTACACCGATGGCTGGTCGAGTTAGAAGTTGGTACGATAACTACGGCGGCGGTAATGCTATCACTGTTTCAAAAGGTAAAACATTTTTATGGTTCATGCATCTTAGTAAGCAACTTAAGAAGACAGGAGAACAAGTTAAAGCAGGACAACTTATTGGTAAATCAGGTAACACGGGTTCAATGACTAATTATCGACATCTTCACTTCCAAGTCAATCAGGGCGGAGAATCTAACAGCAACTCTGTAGAACCGCTTAGCTGGTTAAAGAAAAATGGTAAAGGTATCGGCGGTAAATCAGGAAAATGGAATGGTAATATTCGACAAGCATTAAAATTAGCCGGTTTGCCTACATCTCAAGCATACGTAAATGCGTGGGCGAGACAGATTCAAACGGAATCAGGTGGAAATGCTAAGGCTATCGGTGGTACTGATGGTTTAGCGGACGGTCGTGCAATGGGGCTTGTGCAAGTTAAACCTGGTACATTTAATGCTTTTAAATTACCAGGACATGGTAATATCATGAATGGTCTAGATAACTTAATTGCTGGTATGCGTTATGCAAAAGCTAGATATGGAGGTAGTATATTATCAGTAATAGGTCGTGGACATGGGTATGCGACAGGTGGACTCGTCCACAATGGCTTATATCATTTAGGCGAAGAAGGATACCCTGAATGGATAATACCTACTGACCCAAAACGAGCAGATGATGCAGCTAAATTACTTGCATTGGCTAGTAAGGATATTAGTGAAAACAAACGTCCTAGCCAATTGAAAAGTGTCAATAACCTTTCTGATGATGGTCATACAGTGAGTGTCTTAGAGCAGAAAATGGATAAAGTAATTGGTTTGCTTGCTAGATTGGTTAGTGCTGGTGACACAATTGCAGATAAGGATTATGAACCAGTAATTGATAATTACGCACATAAACAACAAGTTTTTGACGCAATAGATGATTATAATAGACAAAAACAAAGACATAGAAGGTTTAATCCTGGAGGAGCTTAAAATGCTAGATACAATAAAAGTTAATAATAAAACAATTCCATGGTTAGTAGTAGAAAGAGGGTTTAAAATACCCTCTTTTAATTTTGAAATAGAAACTGAAGATGTACCGGGAAGAAAAGGTTCAGTTTTTAAAAAGAGAGAGGTGAAAGGTTATGAATTTGACTTACCTTTAATAGTAAGTAATGAACATCTCTCACACGGTGGAATGAAAAAACACGATGATATTTTAAATGAGATAGTACGTTTCTTTGATTATGATTATGAAGTTCCATTACAATTCATGACACAAGATTGGTACTGGAATGCTTTTTTTGAAGGTCCTGTAGAAATTGATAAGACACCTAGAGGGGTATTGTCATTTGTTATAAAGGTTGTTTTGGTAGACCCATACAAGTATGCAGCAACCGGCAACTACAACACTGCTATATCAGACCAAGTGTCTATCGTGAATAGCGGTACAGCTGATACACCCGTCACAATAGAAGCGAGGGCATTAAAAAATGCTAACTTCTTCCAAATTGCCAAAGGCGATGAGGACTATTTTATGATTGGTGACGATGATGTAGATAAACTACTCAATGACTATTCACCACTCATTTTAGGTGATGAATTGCGCGTGTTTAAAGGCTGGAATAAACAAGATATCAAAGAATTCACTGATAACCATACAGGCGGTGACGTTGGTGGTGCTTTCAGTCAATCTTCAAGCAAGGAGTCATTCTACCTAAACACAGAAAGCGTAACGGGTAGTGGTTGGCAGGGCGCTATGTATAAACGTAGCTTTGTCAATTATGCGAGCGCTCAAGACTTTTCAACGACTGTTAAGTTTGGCCTAAACCAACGTCGTAAAGGCGCAGTACACTTCGCACAGTACCTCTACGATACAGACGGACGAGTGATCGCTTCAATTGGTTACAGTAATCCTAACGCCAACTCAAACACAGGACGTATCATTGTTACACTGTTTAACCAAAATGGCGACCAAGTTAAGATATACGACTATAAAAACAATCCTAGCTTATACAACATGGATGAGTTTGTGGTCTATATTAAGTTGGAACGTCGTAGCAATCAATTTAAAATAAAAACCTGGAAATATAGAGAGATTCCTTATCCGTTAAGAAAAATCGCGTTTGATCAGCATGAAAAAATTTATATTGATAGCGGTAAATTCTACACACGACCTATTGCTTCGCTATCTTTATATTCTGCTAAGAATGGTAATAATCCAGTCATGCCGCTATATATTTTCGGTACTTATACGAGAGAGCTATTGCCTAAACCTAAAGGGGCAAGAGATATGATTATCAAAAAAGGCGATGAAATCTTGATTGATATGCGTAATCATAATGTATTAGTAAATGAAGAGCCTTTTTTATCTGAAAAAACTTTTGGTTCTAACTATTTCAAAGTAGAAAAAGGGCATACAGAATTAATTATCTCACCGTTAAATACATTTGATACAACGGTTCGTTGGCAAGATAGATATTTATAGAAAGGAGGTTGCAATTTGCTGCATATTTTAGACTATGAAGATAAAATTATAGACTTTATTTCCGAAGATGACGCATCAATTATTAACGCAAAACATAACCGTGATATTAATAATCGCTCAGAAACGTTTGACTTTACAATACTGTCAGAACGAGCTATAAATTTGCAAAAGAATTATAGAGTCATTATTCAAGATAGCACTGGTCAGTATAGAGAATTTATTATCGAACATATTTCACAAGACATGGATGGGTATACTGAAATAGAAACAACAGCTTCATATTTAGAAGATATAACCGGTGCGCCTCCTTATGCACCAGGGAGCTTTGAGAAAAAGACAACCACAGAAGCCTTATATGGTGTATTGAAAGATACGGGATGGCAAGTGTCAGAAGCTACTGAATATGGGGGTATACGTACGACATCATGGACTGGTTTTCATACACGTTACGATATACTGGTGCAATTGTGTACGACTTACGATATGATAGTTGATTTTTATATCGAGTTAGGTAGTAATACAGTTGATGGTCGCTACGTTGTACTGCGTAAGCGAAATCCTATATTTCAAGGTAAAGAAATAGTTAAAGGTAAAGACTTAACTGGTTTAAAGCGGATTGTTGATATGAGCGAAGTTAATACCGCGCTGTTATGTGTGGGTCCTGAAAAAGAAGATGGTTCACGTATTACTTTAACCGTCAAAGATGATGAAGCCCAAGCGCAATTTGGATTGCCAGGAAGATATATTTGGGGCATCTATGAACCTGAAACTGAAGATGAGAATATGACTGAAGCACGATTACGTTCATTAGGTACAACTGAATTGAACAAACGTAAAAAAGAAAAAATCAGTTATGAAGTAACATCTCTAGATATTAAAACATATCAACCGCATGAAATTGTTCATATTGGCGATATGGTACGTATAAAAGATAGAGATTTTACGCCTCCGTTGTATTTAGAAGCTGAAGTAATCGCTGAAGATTATGACATGATTACTAAAGAATCGACATATTCCTTTGGCGAGTATAAAGAATATCGTGAAGATGATTTACGCCAAGAGTTTTATAAGCACCTTAACAATATTAGACAACGAATGAATGATAACTTCAGCAATGTGAATACTATTGTTAGGGAGACTAACAGTCAATTACAGTATTTCGAAAAGAAAATTATTAAGTCGCAAGATGCGCCGGAAAATCCAGTCAATGATATGTTGTGGTTAGACACAAGTAATCCTAAAGTAGCAGTGTTACGTAGATACTGGCATGGACAGTGGATAAATGCGACTGCCGAAAAAGCTGATGATATTGGCGCAGTTACACGTGAGAAAGCTTTGTACGATGATTTAAACAACACATTTATAAATTTGAACATTCAACATAGCAAATTATTAAGTGAAGTGTATGAAGTTATAGACAGTGAATACCTTGTCGATACTACATTAAAACAACAAGTTCAACAAAATTTAGATAATACAATCAACGTCTATAATGCAATTAAGACAAATCTTGAAAGTATGACACCGGAAACAGCGACAATCGGCAAACTTGTTGATATACAAGCACTGTTTTTAAAATATCGCGAATTGCTGAAAACACTATACAATTCATTAGAAAACGCTCAGATTGCAATAGATGATCGTTTCAAATTACTGCAATCTCAATACACAGATGAGAAATTCAATGATGCAATGTCTAAAGTAGCTGAAGGCATCGGCGGCACATGGAACGCTGAAACAGGTCAATTACTTGCAGATATTCCAAGTCAACAAGAATTAGAAGACGCGTTGAAAACCTATATTAACGGCCAAGACGCCGCATTAAAGCAGCTTATTGACGATGAAGTCAACAGCAAGATAACACAAACTAAGAATGAATTAAGCAGCAACATCAGCGCAGTGAGTGCTAAGGTAGACGGCATTCAAGTAGGCGGACGCAACTTGTTACCTACTTCTTATGATTATTACAATGTCACCGGTTTGTATGGCTATATCAAGGTGAGTAACGATAATACGCAGAAAGTTATTAAAATCACGGATAATGACACGTCAGTTGATATGACAGATGTATTCTTCGGTTTTACTAAAAATGGTCAAGATGCAAGTGGTGGTTATCGCTGGGAACATTCAGCCGGTAATTTAATCCGCAATTTTGATAATGATGTGTCATTGAAACAATTCAATTATTTTTCATTTTTCCCAAAAGACAAAGCAACATTAGATAAAATCTTCAAACGTTATAAAATTAAACTTGAAAAAGGTACGATTGCGACTGATTACACAGTAGCACCAGAAGATGTTCAAACTAATATTACAAAGGCGCAATCAGAGGCGACTATTGCCGCAAAAGCTTATGCGGATGCCCAGGACACATTGAGAAAAACAGAATTACAAGCATACGCAGACGGTGTTGTAACTAAAGAAGAACAAAGAGCTATCGCAGATGCTCAAGCAAAATTAGAAGAAGCTAAGGCATATGCAGAGGAAACTCAAAAGGCAGCACAAGCTTATACCGATGAAAATCTTGAACCAATTACAACAACGCAGACACAGCAATCATCGGATATTAAGCAGCTTAAAGACGTTATAACATTGAAAGCTGACAAAACAGAATTGACAACGATGTATGATACAAACATCAAGCCGCTGCAAACGCAAATCAATGAACAGAAAGCGCAATTAGATGTGTTACCGGAACAAATCAGTAGTAAAGTATCGCAAACAAGTTATGACGCAGACCAAAATAATATAGTCACGCGTTTAAACAGCGCAGACACGCAACGCCAACAATTAAGTAATGCGATTAATGACCGTGTGACCATCAAAGAATATACAGATAACAAGACAGCGACTACTAATGAAATCAATACAGCAATTAATAATGTACAGGTCGGCGGCAGAAATTTATTAGAAAACAGCGTAAATATCAAAAAGGCTATCAATGATACTTCGAACAATTATAATCAGTATTGGGCTACTTTAATCACAAGTGCACATAGTAAATTACAGTTGGGCGAAACCATAACGATAAGTTTTGATGTGCAAATGGAACGCGGTGAAATACTAAGAGTATATGATACTTTAACCAACTTTGATTTCATGTTTGGAGAAAAGGTATTTAAAAATATCGGCAATAAAAAACAAAGGCTGTCATTCACTTTACCATTAGTATCAACAACTAAAACGGGTACATTATGGAATTTGAGTTTTTACAACAATAACAACGGAGACCGTTTTACAATTGAAAACATCAAAATAGAAAAAGGCAACAAAGCAACAGACTGGACGCGTGCACCGGAAGATGTCAAATCAGATATTGATAAAGCAAAAGCAGAAACTGATAAAACGTTTAGTGTTATGCAAACACAGATTAATCAGAATGGTACTGACATCAATGCACGTGCAACAAAAGAAGAGTTTAACGCCAGTAAGAAAACACTATCGAATGTAATAAGTGATTTATCTATTAATACGACAACAGGTCTGACACTTTCATACGATGAAAATGGTAATCTTCAATCACATACTGTTGGCCCCGATGGCATTATGTTGAAGGGTGACCGTGTCAATATCAATGTGAACAAAGATTTTCAAGTGTTAGCTGGTAATGTAAATAATAAGGTCGGTAAAGATGAAATCGTTAATCGTTTAAACTTATCACCAGAAGGTTTAGACATCAATGTAAATAACTTAGGTATACGCGGCGGGGACACTACAAATTATTTATCAATCAAGAATCAAGAAATATTATCCCGTGGTACATTCACAAGGACATGGGGCGGCGTAACTGATACTCCAACAGCAACAGTCGGCATTAAAGACGGTTATATTTTATCAAGAAACCAGAAGACGGGTTACAGCCTTTATATGACTGAAAAAGGATTATCCACAATGATGTCCGGCGGTGTCGGTTCAGAACAAGCCGGTGCATTAGAATTTCACTATGATCTAATGAATGATAATTCACGCGGTGTGCGTTTATCATCTACCTATGGTGTCGTATTCCTGCATGCTGAAAACAGTCGTATCTATACACGTTCACGCCTTACAACCAATATTGAAACATGGGAAGCTTCAGTTTATATTCGTCCTCAAGTTTATTCGCGTCCCGGTGTGAATGAATTCAGCTTCTATCTTAAGGATAATGATAATGCTAAAGATACAGACGGCACACTTTTATTCGGTGAAATCTATAATGAAGCTGGTCAAGCCGGTTCAGGTATACGTTTCAGAAAAGCAGGGATGCCGGGTCAAACCGAAGGTGAATATGAGCCGCTTGTTTATGCTACCAACAAATTCGGCGATATTGGAACAGGCAGTTTCCATGCAAGAAACTTTTATGGTGATTTCCAATCCAGAAGTGGTTATTTGTATCTCAAAGCTGATGATAGGGTTCGTATCACAGACTACAAAGGTTATAACAATGGGAATCCAACTTACGGTGATTTACAATGCAGATGGATACAATCTGAAAGTATCCGTACAACAAGTACCAACTTTTATATCGGTACTTCAACAGGTGAAGTAAGAATTACTAACAACTTACTTTATAACGGCGGGGACATTGGCTATAAAGATATACGTTTCAAAAACTATGTAGCAATGTCATCAGAGAGATATAAATATGATATTAAAGAGTGGAATTATAGTGTGCTTGATGCATACCGCAATAATCTAAAATTATATTCTTATAAAAACAAATCTGAAAAAGAGGAAGAATATGTTCGTGACCATCACGGTATTATTATTGAAAGAGAAATACCGATTGAATGGAGACATCGTGATGGTTTTGATGGCAATGAAGTGTTGTTTTGGAATACTAAAGCTATACAAGAATTGATTGAAAAAGTAGATGGATTGGAGGAACAAATAAATGAATCAAAATAACCAATTACAAGCAGATCCAAACAAGGTAATTAATAACTTATTGAACAAAATCACTGAGCTGGAAAAAGATAATGCAATTTTGTTCGCACTGTATCAAGAGGAATTAGAAAACAAACAAAATACTGGTGAAAATGACCGTGGTGTAAGTGAGTAACTTATACCACTATTTTTATACAATTTTTAGGAGGAATTTATTATGGAAAAAATTAAGGAATTTTACTTAGTGGAAGTCAATAAATACGGAGAAGAAAGTCCATTAATGCAGAATTATTCAAATGGCTTTGTGAGAGGTGCTTCACCTGCTAACGCTTATAGGTTTACTGATGAAGAGCAAGTCAAACAGGTATGCGCAATGCAGAATATGTTGGCTGGTATCTTTAAAAATGGAGCAAAGACATATTATGTGAGACAAGATATTACACGTAGTTCTTTTGATGAAAAAGGAGAACCTTATGTGGAAGAAAGAGAAGATGAATCTGATTCATTAGGGGTTTTGTAAAAAGTAGGTGGCACAATGTTTGGCTTTTTAAAGTGGCGTGAGCACGAATGGAAAATTATGCGCCTAGAAGAAAACGATAAAGATATGTTTGAAAAATTAGAGAACATCGAAACTAGCTTGAGGAATCAAGAAAAAGTTTATGATAAACTCGATAGAACTTTTGAAGAGCTAAAACGAGATAGATTAAAGGAAGAAGAAAACAAAAAAGAAAATGCCAAAAATATAAAAGATCTAAAAATGTGGATGCTTGGTGTCATAGGTACTATTTTAAGCACAAGTATATTAGCTTTATTACGTATGTTGTTTGGCATATAAAGGAGGTGATACTATGTTCGGATTCTTAACATTTGGAGCATCGTTTTGGGAATGTTTTTGGTTCGGTAAATGTAAATAAAATATGAAAAGAGTCGGCACTTCGGTGTCGGCTTTTTACATTTCAAAGGAGTGAATTAAATGGAAGATAAAATTAAACAATATATTGCTTTAATCGGCGGTTTTCTCGGGGCTTTATACCTTGCTCTGCAAGCAAGTGGAATCAGCGCGGAATGGATTAACCCAAGAACAGTAGATGCATGGATTAATGTAATCAATACTGGATTACCGCTTGCATTGGTCGCATATGGTGTATGGAAGAATACGTTTATTGTGAAGAAATCAGCACGTGATCAAGAGGATTATTTAAAAGAGAAAGGGTTGAAATAGATGTTAACTGCTATCGATTATCTAACTAAACAAGGTTGGAAGATTTCATCCGACCCACGTAAATATAATGGTTATCCAAACAACTATGGCTATCGTAACTACCAAGAAAACGGAGTGAACTACGATTCATTTTGTAATGGTTACCACAGAGCGTTTGATTTATATTCTAATGCAACTAACGACATTCCTGCAGTAACTAGCGGAACAGTGGTCACAAGCGAAACACATGGTAATTTCGGCGGTACAGTAGAAATCAGAGATGCCAACGGTAATGATTGGATCTATGGCCACTTGCAACGCGATTCATTACGATTCACAAAAGGCGATAAAGTCAATCAAGGCGACATTGTAGGATTGCAAGGTTCATCCAACTATTATGACAATCCTATGAATGCACATCTTCATTTGCAACTACGTCCTAAAGGAACGGATTTGAATGATGAAACAGCGGAAGTATGCAGTGGATTGCCAATGGAAAAGTACGATATTAGTAAGCTGAATGCAAAGCAAGATAAATCTAAGAATGGAAGTGAGAAACAATTGAAACATATTTATTCTAACCATATCAAAGGTAGTAAAATTACAGCTCCAAAGCCAAGTGTTCAAGGCGTGGTTATCCATAATGATTACGGAAGTATGACACCTGCTCAATATTTACCTTGGTTATACGCACGCGAAAATAATGGTACACATGTTAATGGTTGGGCAAGTGTGTATGCTAATAGAAATGAGGTGCTTTGGTATCATCCAACAGACTACGTTGAGTGGCATTGTGGTCATCAATGGGCAAACGGTAACTTGATCGGATTCGAAATTTGTGAGTCATACCCAGGTCGTTTATCAGACAAGCTATTCTTAGAGAACGAAGAAGCAACTTTAAAAGTTGTTGCTGATGTCATGAAGTCTTACGACTTACCAGTTAACCGTTCAACTGTACGCTTGCATAACGAGTTCTTTGGTACATCATGCCCACATCGTTCATGGGAATTGCATGTCGGCAAAGGCGCACCGTATACAACTGCTAACCAAAATAAAATGAAGGATTACTTTATTAGTCGTATTAAATATTATTATAACGGTGGTAAATTACAAACAGGCAATGCCAAAGTTATCAAACAAAATGATGTTAAAAAAGAAGTTAAAAAGAATGAACAACAACAAGTGGTTAAGACAACAGATTGGAAAAAGAACAAACATGGTACTTGGTGGAAAAATGAACAAGCTACATTCAAAAATGGTAATGAACCTATCCAAGTATGGCACGTTGGTCCATTCCGTATTGATGGTAATGAAGCAGGTAAGTTGCCAGCAGGCGCAAGTATTAATTATGATGAAGTAATGTTGCAAGACGGTCATGTTTGGGTGGGTTACGACAGCTTTGAAAGTGAACGACTCTATCTGCCAGTAAGAACATGGAACGGTGTCGCACCGCCTAATCATGGAGTAGGCGACATTTGGGGTAGCATTCACTAAAAGAGTATGATAATATAATAGATACCTATTATTTTTTCTCTTTGTTACACCAAATATGTGATAAGTGAGTAAATAGACACTAAGGTTCAGATTCAGGGTTGCCTACGGGTAACCCTCTTTTTTGTTGATTATGTAAAAGATGCATGCTATGATTTGTTTTGCAGTATGCATGTCGTGCATATTGCGCCCTTACTTCATGGATGCTTTATCATAGGCATCAATATGTATTTTCGTTACTTTCTCTCTAATCTATCCAACGAGAATACAGCCACCTTTCGAGGTGGTATACATATTTTTACCTAACTATTTGGTTGGTTTTTGACAGTATCAATATACTGTATTAAAATAATATACGCAATACCGATAAGGTATTGTGCGTGTGTTATTGTGTCTCTATTTACCGCTACTTTTTCATGTTGAGTGTTGAAATTTTAAGTTGAAAAAGTCTTGATGAATATAAGTATGGATAATAGGGCTTAGGGGTTACCTACGGGTAGCCCTTTTTATTGATTATGTAAAAGAAGCGTGCTATGATTTGTTTTGGAGTATGCATGTCGTGCATATTGTGCCCTTACTTCTTGGATGCTTTATCATAGGCATCAATATGTATTTTCGTTACTTTCTTCCTAACTATCCCAACGAGAATACAACCACCTTTCGAGGTGGTATACATATTAAGATTCACTTAACTAGCAGGTAGATTTTTGACAAAGTGGAAGCTCTATATTAACATGATAGTCGCAGTATTGAAAAAGATACTGTAATGTTTATAGTTTCTCTATCTAACTCAATTTTTAGAGGTTGTAACAGTCTTGACGATAATAAGTGTGAACAATAGTGCTTAGAGGTTGCTTTGCCAACCTCTTTTTTACGTTGAAATACAGATGTAGAAATAACTATAGGTTGTAAGCCTTGTGTAAATACATAAGACTAAGAAGGTTATCTTTGGGAAGGTGCGCACTTGTATTTTGTTAATTGTGTAGTATGATTCGAAAAATTATGATATGATGTAATTACCCAATTAACCCATTACTTTCCACCCTTTGGGGTGGTTTTTTTATGTATAATGATCTTTAAAATTATTTGCATACTAAAGAACCCATTGCTACACGAGAAAGCAATGGGCTTGATAAACAAAAATATAGATAGGGAGTTTTTTGTTAAAACATTGTTTTTAATTTTGTAAGCTTGGGTTATACTTACATTATATACATAACCATTGTCACCATCATTTAAACCTTAAATTTTTTAGTATTTACTTATTTGTTGTTTGATTTTCTATTTAAAATATCATACTAAAGTGAGTGATCAAAGCGCTTCAATAAATAGGAAGTTATACAAATATTGAAATTTAATATCTATGTTTCATTTGTTTTCTTATCCTTATTAAACAAGTATTGCCATACCTCTTTTTGAACTTTTATAATTTTAAAGTTGTGGCACCCTTGAAAAATACTCATATAATGTTAAAATGTATATAGTTATTTTTATCCCAATCATAGCTAACTTTAAATAAAATTTTTATCTCAAGCGTTATCAGTACTATTGTAAAAAGTTGCTGATAGCGCTTTTTATACAATGAGACTAGTGTAATTATTTTTATCATAACTATTTATTTTCAAACGAGCACGTAAATATTACAAAAAGTAGTTGTGGATTTATATCCAGATATGTTACAATTTTTTTACATATCCCTGTAAAACCTTAAAAATATTGAATGCGTTTTTGTTAAAAGGTGTCTTTTAAATAAGGCATCTTTTTTTCATAACATTCTATTACAGAAATGGTATTGAATTTATATTGACCTTCGATATAAAATATTGTACTGTATATGAAGCAATACCTTTTAGGTATTGGTCTCCTTATTAAGAATTGAAAATTTCTCCATCAAAAAGATTATTCGTAATTATATGAGTTGATGACATTTTTACGTGGCGATATGTAACTTGAACAAAGCTTAATTATAAAATTAAAGTTAATAAGGAGAGAGGTTGCTTTGGCAACCTCTTTATATATGATTTAAACGTTCTTTATATATTTTTTTGATAGAAATAGAAAACGTGATGTGTTATTGTAATATCAGTTAATTATTTATAGTCCTTTTTGCCACCTTTTAGTGGCATTTATTTTAACTTCATTTTGCTTTTGACAGCAACTAAAAAGTAGGGTATTATATCTATGCAATATCAGTAAGATATTGCACATGTGTAATTGTTTCACTATTTTCCACTACTTTCAAATGTCAGAATTTTAAGTTGAAAAAGTCTTAATCAATATAAGTATGGATAATAGGGCTTAGAGGTTGCTTCGGCAGCCTCTTTTTTATGATATAATAGCAGTATGAAATAGTTGTTCATGAAACGACTCGGTCAACGACACAGACCACTTAAAGTGTCTACATCACATCAACTGAGAATTCATATGACGTTGCTGACGAGCGACATAGCTCTGTGTCCCCGAATGGGGGTAGGTTGATGTGGTGTACATACATAACAAGGCCCACCTATTAAGTCAGGTGGGTTTTTGATACCATTTTTGATACCGTTTTGTTGAAAAACAGTAAAATTCAGAAAAATAGAGTGCTTAAAAACCGCGTCAAATCAACGTTTTTAATTTCTTAAATTTTAGAAAAACCTCATTTCCAATCGAAATGGAAGGTTCTATCGGTTAATCCAATAGTGTTCATTGAATATAAGTATTAAAATACGCAGCATGCATACTTAATCGTATGTGTGCTGCTTTTTAATGTCTGAAGTTAAGTGAAAAGATAAGTGTAATGAAACAATATAGAGATTTACCGAGATTTAAAGAGAATTATGTCAGGCATGTCAAACAAGTTCAGGGTTAATACGATTTTTGGTAATTTATTAAGCAAATTAGGACATGTTAAAGTCTACTAATGCAATTTATATTGAAATTTAACGTGACGTAAAATTCTGAAATGTGGTATAAGTAAGTGATAAAATAAAGAAAACGTTTAGAGGGGAAACCTATGAAGAATAATCCAACTTTGTTAAAGATTCTAGCAGCAGTATTTATATTGTTAACAATTATCAGTCCGTTATTTGCGATTGGAAGTATAATTTGTAGTGTGAAAATCAAAAAATATAATGATGTCGTTGGAGATCGTTTTCTCACGATTTCTATAATTTGTGCAGTAATATTTATGGCGTTTCATTTTATCTACTATCTCACTTACTTATTTTAAAAGTATATTTTAAAAGCCAGAAAGTAAAC